AATGGCTCCCTCTGTTGAAGAAGCAAGATTTGAATGTAATCCTTGGTTACCATGGGCTGATGAACACTTTGAAGAACGTGTATGTGGCATGCCTCTAAATCCTCCCCCATCACATACAAAATGGTTAACAAAAACAGATGAATTCTTTTCTGATAAAGTGAAGTTTTCTCATTCATATCCTGAAAGATTTTGGTCTAAGGGATTACACACAGGAATAAGATTTGATATTGCAGATCTTGGAACTCTTGTAGAATTATTAAAAAATCAACCTGATACCCGTCAAGCTTATCTTCCTATGTTTTTTCCTGAGGATTTATCAGCTGCTGTACAAGGAGAAAGAATACCTTGTTCTCTTGGATGGCACTTTATTGTACGAAATGGGAAATTACATTGTACATATACAATGAGATCCTGCGATGCAGTCAGACATTTTCATAATGATATTTACTTTGCAAATCGTTTATCTTTATATATAAAAGAGGCTACTGGTTTAGACGTTGAAATGGGTAATTTGTTATTCATTAGTACTTCATTACATTGTTTTGAAAATGATAGATACGCATTAAAAAAATTGATAGGAGCATAAGATGAGTGGAATTATTTTAAGTTATTCTGATACTTACACAGGTTCAATGAAATATATGGGCAGAAAAACTATAAAGGACATGGGATCAAATTTTTATACAATAATGGAATATGATGCAATTACCGATATTGGATTTCCCATTTTTAAATCAGAACATTTTATTGTACTCCATTCTGGAATGCCAGTCACTCCTTCAGGGAAACATTATTTTTCTATATTTAAGGAAATATTCAAAAAAGACCGTTTAATTAAAGATGCTCTTATTGAAATCAGTACATGGACTGGAAAATTCTCATTCATTATTATTGATAGACTTGAGAGAGATATTTATGCAATTACAGATTCATCAGGTGGGGAATCCCTATATTTGGGAAATAAAATGATATGTAATTCCCCCGACGAATTCATTTCAAGAGGTTATGAAGAGGTTTCAACAAAACCTTTAGAAAATCAATATATGAAAATCTCAAATGGAAATATGTTTTCTACATGTTATGAAATGGATACCCTAAGAATTTCAAATCTTTTCCCCTTACCTAAAGAAATCTGTGATCTTGATAAAAAGAACCTCGAATCATTGATTGAACAAATTGTAAAAGCTAATATTATTACAGCCATTGGAAAGGTTTCCAAAAGAGTCAGTCCAAGACCAGTTCAAATTCTGAAAGAAAATAGTGAATTCTTAGTTAAGATATTACATCAGATGAAAAGACCTTTTGAATATTTTGACCAAACACTTAACAGAGTTGAGTGTACATCTTCATTATGTATCCTAAACGGCGATTTAAGACCAATCAAATCCTACCTGAGTGATCTTAGCACTATCTCTGACTATGAATCTTATAGTCCGTTTAAAGGTCCTGTACAATCAACATTTGATAGAAATTTATACATTCTTGATGTATTCAATTCTCCAAATCTTATAAATAAAGTAATAAGTATTTCACAGACAAGAGGTGAAATAGTGAAAAAAACTCTTAATATAAATAAATCTAATTTGAATACGATTTTAAATATTCTTGGGTAAAGGTTAAATATGAAAGATACAACAGGTGTGAAAAAAGAATATAAACTTTATAAAATGTCTAAGTTAGACATAAAATTTGCCAAGATCACAAAACCGGAATGGATTGAAGTTAAAACAAATGAGGATAGAGATGACGAAAATTATGTCTATCAATTAAAAGAGGTTAAATGTATATCACAATAGATCCATATTACAGTATTGATTTTTATAATGATTGTAAAAGTGCCCTTGATAATAATGGTGTTGTCTATGATGAATTAATTTCAATTAAAACCCCATACAATTGGTACTTTTCTCTAGAATCAAAACCTGTTATGGTTAATTATGATGTAATTGAAGAATCACAATCCCGATTTCTTGTCACCAAGGTAAAACCTCTTCAGGGTGTCGAAGATTATAGACTAAAGAGATTTGAGAATAAAGAGGGTCCTTCAAAAATTCATTTATATATTGAAAATGAACCTCTAGAAGAAGTGAGAAAGGGTGGATATGGCATATTCTTTAATGCCACGTCCAAGGACCAAATACTTCAATTAACAAAGGATTTACCAGGTCTAAGAATATACTTTTTTGGGCGATATTTTAAAAATAGATACAGAGTATGTCTTTGTACAAATCCTTTGGTAAAAAACTTCCTCACCCTTGATAATATTCTAGTAGAAACAGAAACTTCTTTGGACCCAGGACGATTTGAAAGTCAATTGAATTATTTAATATTTAAAAACAAAGAAAAATTGGTAAAATATACTGAGACACCTTACTATGAAAATGGACAATACTATGCAGTAAAATATAAGGGGGACAGAACTTCTAAAGATCTACAAATTTAATGCAAATCTACAGCTCTACATCTATACAAAAATTAACCTATGGACTAAGACTCCGTAACCCATATAGGAGACAAGATGAAAGGTAAACACCTTGATATTAAAAAGTACGACGAAGTTTTTATTTTAGATACAAATATTTTATTAAACGATGCGAATTCAATAGAAAAAATTTCTGAACAATCACGAAATTTAATTGTTTTACCAGAAACGGTTTTAGATGAACTCGATTCAAAAAAATCAGGATTCGATGAAATCAATTTTCAGGCAAGAAGTTTTGGAAGATTATTAGCTGAGGCTGTTGTTATTGATATTGAAAGAGTTGGAGGAAGTACTTTTACCTTCGTGAATATAAATCACAATCGTAATATTGATTTGGTGATTGTATCAAAAGAAAGATACATGACGGTGCTGGATGCCGAACAAAATATTAAAAACGATAGAAAAATATTAGAAGTTGCACTTGATGTAAGATCCAAATATGGCAAGGGTGTATTTTTATCTCTAGATGTCATGGCAAGACATAGAGCCCTTTCTCTTGGTCTAGAGACAGATACCTTTGATATCGTTGATGATACCCCGGTTGTTTTGTTTGCTTCTTTAAGTTTAACTGATCGCCCTCTAGAATTAAAACCATCATATACAAGGGATGAAATAATCGATACATTCTGTACAGATGTTCCTGGATTGATGCTTGAAAAAAATGGAAATACAAAAATATATTATAGAACCTCAAATGCTTATATTGAAATCGATGAGGATAATCTTAAGAAGCAATCAGTAAAACCAAGAAATGTTGGACAAAAAATTCTTTCTTCTATGATGCTTGATGAGACATATGATGTAGTTGTTTCTAATTCAGCAGCAGGAACTGGTAAAACAGCATGTGCGCTTTCAGCAGCAATGAAACTTCTTGACGATCATAAGGGAAAATATGATAAAATAGTCTATATCAGAAAAACAGTTATTTCCGATGACCAAGAACTTGGATTTTTACCAGGAACACTAGATGATAAAATGTCAGGATATTTGGGACCTCTTTATTCTAACCTTGAATATATTGCAAATGCTAAATATAAAACATCTAAAACTAAACTCACAAAAGAGGAAGTAGATGACAAAATAAAAGAATTGATTACAAAATATGGAATTGTTTCTATGTATGAAGGTCATTTGAGAGGAACAAATATTAGAAATGCAATTCTTATTTGGGATGAGGTTCAAAATGATAGTATTTCAGGGGCAAAAACAATCTTGACTAGAATGGATGATTCTTCAAGAGTATTTGTAATGGGCTCAACAAAACAAATTGATAGCAAGTATGTAAACAAACATAATTGTGCATTAACATTTTTAATGTCAAAAATCAATTCCGATAGTAATGGAGAAGTTAGAATTACAGGAATGGAATTAACACAAATTGAAAGATCCAGAATTGCAGAATGGGCAGATAATTTTTAGAAAGGAACTAAATGACCATCACCATAGATTGTCCAAAAAATATTAAGGTTCTTCATATTGAATTTGAGGGGGATTCAGATTCCCCCGATATAAAATCAAATACAGAATCTTTAAAGGTAAAAAGACTACAGAAAGAAGTTAAGAAAGAAAAAGATATAATTGAATATCTTGATACATCTACGGATCCTGAAGAGGTAGTTAGACAACAAATTTTCGAAAAGCCAATCATAGCATCAGTTGAAAGACCTCCTATGGTTGCAAATGACATGAATAAATTAGATTTATAAGGAAAACACATGGATGGAATGAAAAAAATATTAGGCTGGGATTTTGGCTATTCTTCTAGTAAGATTACATATGGATATTCTGATGGACAGATTATTAAAAGGTTTAAATTTCCCTCTTTAATCGGTGTCACCAAGAAATTAGAATGTGTAGAAGATGCTCGAATTTATGAATACAAAGAACATAATTATTATATTGGAAATGATGCCTTACATTTACCCTCTGAAAATTTAATTGATATTACAGAATATCAAAATCTTGAATATTATGCTCCTTTAATGTTAGCATATATTCTTGACAAAATTGAAGATACTCCAGATGTAGTAGTTACGGGTTTGAGTATTGCACAGATTGGAAACTCAGGTTATTTTCAAGAAGCCCTAAAATCATTTAAAGTAAATGGTGAACAATTTACTTTTTCAGATGTTTCTGTACTACCACAGGGCGGAGGAACAAAGTTAACTATAGATAAATATGGTGACAATTTTCCCGTAGAACAAGAAGATTTTCTCGGAGAAAGCACATATGTATTGTGTGATCTCGGATTTAATACCCTTGATATGGCACTTGTTACTGATGGAAAAACTTCACCAAATCTTTTTGAGGGAATTGAAAAAGAAGGTGTAATGAAGATTGCAAAACAAATTGCTCAAAAAGTTGAAGAGAAATTTGGACGAAAAATTACTTTACAAGAAGCACGTGAAATTATTGATACAGGCACATATAAATTAAGAGGAAAAAGTCATTCTTTTAAAGAGGATCTTGATATAATTAAAAAACAATATATGAAAGATTTGTTGCATTTGATTGAATCCCGGTATGGTAAAATCATTGATAAATGTAGTTTTATTTCCTTATCTGGTGGTGGTTCATTTATCTTTAAAAACACAGATGATGGATTTATCAAGGTTCCAAGAAATTCAAATGAATATTATAACTCAATTGGATTTTTCATTTATGGTAATACAGTTCAAGCAAGAAAGGATTTAGATGCTAAATAAAAAATCTCTTGAGATTTTAAATTCTATAAATAATCTTACAAATACTATAGTTTTATCATACCCTCTGACATCATTTTCAAATGGTGTTGCTGATTCAATAAAAGGTATTATTAATTGGTCTGATATTGACTCGTCCCAATTTGAAGAGTTTGGAATTTACAATCTCGGAGAATTTTTAAGTATTACACGATTATTTGAAAATCCAGAAATTAAACAAATAGGTTCCCTGATTTCTTTATCAGGGGGATCATCATCAACACGTTATGTCACATCTAATATTGTACAATGTAAAAAACAATCAACGTGTGACCCTGAATTATTTAATAGATTATCATCATATGAAACAAAATTAAAATTTGAATTACCGTCAGATGTTATTAAATCTCTTTTAAAAGCAGGTAGTGCATATAGTTCACAAAATTTAAATGAGATTATTATTTCTGGGACCAGAGGTTCTGATAAAATTAATTTATCTATTGCAAATGAAAGTGCATTAAATAGTGGATCCAGTACATATGAGACATTTGTTCCAACAACTGTAGCTATTAAAGAAACATTTAAATTCAAAACAACACTAGAAAATTTTGCAAGTATTCCTTTATATAAGGATTCATATAAAGTTGAAGTAAAATTCAATACTGCAAGAGGAAATAGTGCTTTATTCTTATATAATGACTTTATAAAATTATTGATTTCATCAAAGGTTGGAAGAACTAAATAAGTATAAATAAGACTCTCTACAACTGAGGTATTTTATTATATTTGAGTTGTAGAGAGCCGGAGTCTAGATAGTAATATCTTAAACAAATCGAAAACACTTCGAAAAAACTAGAAAACACAAGGAAAACACATGGAAAATATGGATACAATGAACTGGGACTCAATTGATGAGGTCATTAACCCCTTTGAAGCAAAAGCAACAAAAAGAGTTACAGATCAGAGATTTTATAAGTTATTAAAAGATGAATCTGGTTCTGGTACTGCTCTAATTCGATTTTTACCAGATGCCGATGGTACAAAAATCCTCAAAATGTTTAAAATCAACACTACAATTTATAAAGATAAAACAAAAAGATTCGTTAATGAATGGTCCCCACAATCTATTGGTTTGCCGTGTCCTTTCCGTGAAAGATGGGCTGAATTACGTGCAGACGATCAAATTGAGGAATCAAAACAATTTAATAGAAAAATTGTTTATCTTGCTAATATTAAGGTTCTTAAAGATCCTAAAAATCCTGCCAATGAAGGTAAAATTTTCTTACTTGAAATGTCAAATGACCTGCATTCTAAAGTTGAATTGGCTATTAATCCGACTCAAGAGGCAATCTCACTTGGACAATTACCTAAAAAATTATTCAATCCCGTTAAAGGTAATTCATTCCTTATTGCTGCAAGAAAGGGTGCAAATGGAATTACAAACTACAATGATTCAAAGCCAATTGATGAGGTCAATGGAATTTATTCTAGTGTAGATGAAGCACTAGCAGAAATCAAATCGAGTACTCATAGATTAAATGATTTCTATGAAGAATCAGCATACCTTCCATATGAAGTATTGCTAGATAAATTGAATTATGTTACATTTGCAAAACCATCAACTTCAGTTGCATCCGCCTCTGTTGCATCTCAAATGACTGCTGCTGAAAAAAGGGTAGCCGAGGCAAGAATTGAAAGTCCTGGTACTATACAGGATAGACTTGATGCCCCATTTGAAGTAACTTCTCCAGCTCCAAAACAGAGCAATGATCCTTTAGACGATTTACTAAATAGTCTAAAATAATTCATGGCTATCCTCATCGATATGTCAAGCGTTCTTCATAGGAAGATTCATTCTTCCCTGAAGAGCGTTAAGAACATCAGAATTGAGAATGATGAATATGTAACTAAAGATTATATCCATATGGTTATACAAAATATCGTTACAGATATAGTGAATAATCATCATCAATATTCTAAAAAATATGGTGATATTGTTTTACTATATGATGATTCGTCATATTGGAGAAAGGATATTTATCCAGATTATAAGTCACATAGAAAAGTAAATAGAGATAAAAATCCAATCAATTACAAAGAAGTCTACAATTATTATAATGAATTAAAAGATATTCTTGCTCATCATTTTCCTTGGAAAGTCTTGAAAGTTAATAATGCTGAAGCAGATGATTTGATTTTGATTTTAGCTAGAGAATTATCAAAGTCTGAAGAAGTTTTAATACTTTCTCCAGATAAAGATATGATTCAAGCACAAGCATACCCAAATGTAAAACAATTTTCACCTCTAACAAATAAATGGCTTCTTCCAGAAAATAAAAATGAGGATATGTCAGATTGGTTAAAAGAGCATGTTTGTCTTGGTGATGGTTCAGATGATGTTCCAAAAATTGTAGATCACGTTGAATTTACTGAGGCATTTAAAGAACATCTAAAGAAAAATGGATATTCAGAATCAAATCCTTTAGAGTTTCATGGTAGACATCATACTCTCAGTGAATTAAAGAAAACATTTGAAGTATATAAGAAAAACAGATCAGGAGAAGACACCCATGTTAAAGATGTATATGAGGATGTTAAATTCGGGCCAGCTGGTCTAAAAAAGTCAATAGAAAAATTTGGTTCTTTAGATGCATTTCTTGATAGTCATCCTTTATATAGAATACATTATGAGAGAAATAGAAAATTAGTTCTTGAAGAAGGTATTCCCCAAAATATTTCTGTACTGTGTATGATGGAATTTAAGGATGCAAAAATAGCACTCAATTCTAGTGAAATAAAAAAATACTTAGAAAAATACTCATTGTTTGAACTATCACTTGAGCTTGATTCTTTATTTGGTACTAAAGAATCCCTTGAAGATTTTGCTAAATCCTGGGATTTATAAATAAATGGTTAAAATCTTATATTACTATAAAAAGTTAATAAGATTTTAACCACAATTGTTGTATAATTACTCTATAAAAACAAAGAGGAACTTATAATGATATCTTCAAAAACATATACATATTCCTCATTCCTAGATGAAACAGACAAGAAGTATTTTAAACTTGCAGTCCAAAATATTGGGAAAGAAAGCAATGTTGATATATCTGCAAAATGCCCCGTATGTGGGGATTCGTCTTCTAAAAATTCAAAAAGATTACATCTTTATGTTAAGAATGGTACTACTCTAGTTCATTGTTTTAATGGAGATTGTACAGTAAATAACAATATGTATAATTTTTTAAGAATTTATTTCCCCGATCTTCTACATTCTTATAGAAGAGAAAAATTCAATGTTGATATGTACAATTTAATGAAGCCAGAATCAACAGAATATTCTACTAAACAAATATCCATAGAAAGAAAAAAACCTCAGACATTTAATTATTTAGATAAATGGCTAGTAGAATCAAAGATAGAGCCACTCACTGATGAATGTTATGAATTTTTATTTAAAAGAAATATTGAACCACAATCGGGCTGGTATTTTTGTTCTTCAGATCTTACAATTGATGGTATTTACTATAAAACAAAAAATAGTATTATGATTCCTCTGATGTTAGATGGTTTAATGTATGGGTTTTATTCTCGCAATATTACAGAAAAATTCTTTGCCACCTTTATTCCGAGTGTAAATAATGGATTTAAAATCTGGAACTATTTTAATATAGACCTAGACATTCCTGTTTATATTTTTGAAGGTATATTTGATGCTCTTAGTTCAGGCAAGAAAAATTGTATTGCATTGATGGGTTCTACTATTACACAAGAACGTTTAGATGAAATCAAACAGCCTATTTTTTGTTTTGATAATGACAAAACCGGGTTGATTCAATCGTACAAATACCTTGAACAATCTCCACAAGCAGGGGTTTTTATATTTCCAGAAGAAATTCAACAAAAGGATCTCAATGAATTATTGAAAATAAAATCACGAGAAGAAATAAGTACTCTTATTAATAATTGCACTTATTTTGGTTTAACAGCAAAAATAAAACTAAAAATGATATCATAAAGGAATAAAATGGAAGAAACGTATCAGTACATGTCAATTAAAAAGAATAAATTCATTAATATTCAATCATTGGATTGTGAAAGAATTGTAAATCTTGAAAATATTGCACATATTAATTTTGTTGAAAATGATTTAAGAATAGTTTTTAATACAAATTATTCACTCGATATTTCTCTAGGTCTGGGATCTAATGCCTCAAAAATGAAAAAGAAAATCTCTGATTATATTTATTGGGATTTTGCAAACGAAGAAGAATATAACAAAGGAACTTGGTTCTTAAAAAACAATGAGTATATTCTTGATAATTTTTATGAACATTTTTATGGATTTATAAATAAAGATGCTATCAGTAGTATTAAATTTGAACCTAAATCTCTAAAGATTATTTTCAATTTGTCAAATAGCATTTCATATACTCATAAAAATGAAATTAAAGAAACAGCCAAGTTTATCTTTATTGAATTCCCTTCTCAAGAAGATTATAACCTCGAATATAGTATAATTAAAAATATGTATTTAAAATAATTAAAAAGGAACAAAAGATGAATCCAGAAAATACAACCGGAGTTGAAGAAAGACCCCTAACAGAAATGCTTGGAAAAGTGAAAGAATATATTTCACGGTTGAGTAATTTACAAAAACAAATTAATGATACTAAAGAGGGAGTAAAAGATTTGGACGAGGAATTTAAATCAAATGGTATTCCCATTTCAAAAATTAAAAGAATTGTTAGTGCAATTAAAAAAGAATTAAAAATGTCTCCAGCTGACAAGGCTGAGATGGATGCATTTCGCGAAATGATTTTAGAAGATCCTGAGATGTTGAATAATATCTCGGCTATGATTTCTCAGAAGAAGGAAAAATAATGACAATTTATATTGCGAACTCATATAATTTTGAAACATCTTCAAATAAAATTCATGGAATTTTTAGTACCCCTGAACTAGCCGAGAAGACTTTAATTAAATTGAATACACCAAATATTAAACAAGAACTCTATATAACAAAGGCATATTTAGATAAGGCTTTTTCAGATGGGGATGAATATTCAGAATCCATTTATGGGGTTCTTGAAACAAAATGAGATTCTCACCTTATTCATATTCTAAGATGTCAACATTCTTTAGTTGTCCTAGGAAATTTAAGTTCAAGTACATTGAAAAGATTAAAGTTACAGATAAACCTCAACAAGCACTTGTAAAAGGTTATTGTACACATCTAGTACTTGAACATTTTCCTGAATTCCCTAAAGAAGAACTTGACACTATAGAACCACAAGAATTCCGGGATATGGGAATAGAGACAGCAAAAAAGTTCATTGAAACAGATCTTGGCAAATCTATACTTACTAACGAGAAAGGTATCAAAGAGTATCAATTTGGCATCACCCAAAATTATAGACCGTGTTCATATGATGATCAGGAGGCGTTGTTTAGAGGATCAATTGATAGAATAAATATTTATGATACCCAAGAGGGTCTTGAATATGAATTGATTGACTACAAAACTGGTAAATATAAAGATTTATCAAAGCAATCATTTGACCAATTGTCATTCTATGCAATGTATTTGTATTTGAAATATTTTTCGGTTCAGCCATGGTATTCTATTAAAATAAGATATGTTTATGTAGAGCACTCAAAAGAGAATTCTCTTATTATTACATATAGTGATTTTGTTAGAATTCTGAAAAAATTCAAGAACCAGATACAAGAAATTGAAGAGTGTCAAGAATTTAAAAAGATACAAAATCGTCTTTGTGATTGGTGTGATTTTCAAGAATTATGCAATAATGAATTCGAGAAAGTACAAGACTTAAACCCTAAAAAGGAGTGAGGATGAATAAATCAAACGATTTTAAACAAATATTTAAAGAAATGTCTCCGAGAGATATTTTAAATCCTGAACGAACTATACATGTATTACAAGATATTGAAAATTTGAAGGCGAATACAAAGATAAACGAAGCAATTCAAGCCCCGGTTCAACAAATAAGAACCTACCTTTCAGAAGCTGGTAAAAATAAAATCAGGGATGTAATTGAATTACACTGTGGAACACAAATTCAATTCTTTAATATAATCAATAAAGATCTTGAAGGATTTCTTGATACATTAGATATAATATACTTTATAAAAGATAAATATATCTTCATTGAAAATTCATAAAAAGGACTAGAGTGATTTATAAAATTACTAAATTTGATTCAACATCACTCACAAAAATACCAAAAAGTCCGGATCAAGAATTTACATTCGAGAATATAGTACTTGATGAAACAGACAAGGATGTCAACATTTCATTGTTCAGTGTACTATGTTCTCACTTCATTTTAAATACTCCCCTTGATATAGAATCACCAATTAAAAAGAAAAGACGAACTGAGGATCTTAATGATTTCTTTCCTGAAACTCTAAATTACTTGATTCTTGATATAGACCACATTTCATCAGAATATAATAAACAAAAAGTTCTTGAGTATTTTTCTTGTTTTAAAGTTATCATTGGGGAATCCCGATCCTTTAATGGTAGTACTAATTTTAACTTGAAGGGTATTTTATTTATTGAGAATATGGATAGAAAATCTGCTAGAGTTTTGTTGGAAAAAATAAAAGCTGATATTTCTGAATATTGTTTGCTTGATGAAGCTGTACTGAGAAGGTGTACTTTAAATGCTCCTATTTTAAAAAATGTTATTTTACTAAATAATGAGTCTGGAGAAGTCGCAAAGAAAATAGATGAAAATTCAGCTTATCTAAAGAGGATACATTCATGTTATACACCTGAAACTTTAAACATAGATGTAAATGGAGAATCTATAGAAGATTTGACTCTAAAGATATTTACAAATATGGGATTCAGTGCTATTAAAGAAAATTCAAACGGAAGTATATCATTTAAACATCCTGGTGAAACAAAGAGTCCAGGTGGTTATTTTTGGTTTTCTAAATCCCCATTTATGATGCACCATCCTAATAGTTCAAAATCAGTTAATATTTACAATACAATTCGTAAATTACCAGACGGTAAAGAATTACTGAAGAAATCTTTAAACTATGATGAGATGTTGAACAAAACATACAATTCTGAAACATATTATTACAATGAAGAATATCTTCTAACTGAAAATAAATCTGATATCATAACAAAATGGTTAGAAGCTAAAAATGGTATGCTTTCAATTGCATCACCTATGGGAACTGCCAAATCTGCAATTATTTATGAAGCGATTGAACAAGCTATAAGTATGGATTTTAAAATATTAATAGTCACAAACAGAATCTCTGTTGCTGAAGATTTTTCTGAAAAATACAATATCCCTTTATATTATAATGTTCAAAAATCAGATTCAATCGGGTCTCTGATTATTCAATATGATTCCCTTCAAAAATACTCAATGAGATTTTTTGATATGGTTGTTTTAGATGAATTTCAATCCCTTTGTTATCATGCAAGAAATAATATAAAGAATTCTGAATTAAATATCAAAAAATTCTTTGCCACATTTAAGAAAAAGATCATTGTTGCAGATGCTTTTTTGACTGGATTTGAAAATGAAATAATAGGTAAAAAATATAATTGTGTTCAATTTATAAATCAATATAGAAATGATACTAAATTATATGAATACAAAAACAAGAACTATTTTTTTGTTGAGTTATTGAAAGCCTCAAAAGAAGGAAAAACTACAATTTCTTGCACATCTCTAGGAGTTATAAAGGGAATAAAATACATTCTTGAAAAAACAAGCCCGGAATTGAAAATTATAACATTAACATCAGAAACACCATCTGCACTTAAATCATTGATTTATAAATCATTTGATGATGGATTAAAATGGGATGTATTAATTTATTCTCCAACCCTAACTGTAGGGGTAAGTATCCTGGCAGATATTGATAAACATTTTCATTTTGATGGTGGAAAATCAGCCAATGTTATATCATCGATACAGATGGTAAAAAGAACAAGAAAGGCAAAGGAAATACATTATTTTGTAGGGGAAAATTTAACATTCCAGCCGACAAATTATAATACTCTAAGGGATTTTTATATTTCAAATGCCGGTTATAATACTAATAATATTTTCTTTGAATGTGATTCAAATGGTGATGAAGTATTTTCTGAAACAGGTGAAAAAATAACAAAAATTGATGTATTTAATAATATAATTCAATTCAATAATTATAAGGCATTTAAATGGCTTTTAAAATTTCAATTTTCAGCTGAACCCATTATAATAAATACCAGAGCTGAATCCTTTATGGAGAGAGCCATTAAAAAATGTCAATTTGATATGGATTCTTATATAGAGGATTTCTTTATTCTGAGTGATATTGAAAGATCTCAAATGTCTTCTATTAAATCTATATCAAATATAGAGGAATTGATTACATATATCAATACATCGGATGAATTAATCATCAAGAACATTTTAATGATTGCACATAAAAATAAAGATTTTATAAAGGATGTTCATAATTTTAAACTTCTACAAAGAAGTATTGAAGAATTACAGATTTTACTCTCAAATGCAATTAAAAAGAATATTATAGATGATATTGAGTTTCTAAGATTGATATTAAATGAAGATATCAGGAAGAAATTCATTGATACACGTTTAAAATCCTGGTACAGTTCAGGAGAATTGACAGCACTTGATAAAAAGTTTTTGCCATATATTGGATATAGTTTCAAATCATCAAGATGGCAAATAAATAATGAAATCACAAAATTTAAGGAATATATATTATGATGCTTCCAAATGTAAAATGTACACAGTTGAATGACTCATATTCAAGAATTGATGGAAGCTTTGATGATTTGAAAATTATATTTGATTTTTTTAAGGTCAAAGATGAGAAAAAGGAATTCAGTACAAGTAATTATTCAGATGGATATGAGAGATTTGCAAAGGTCTATGATAAGGCTCTGATTGTTTCAAATGGCTTGGTTGAATTACTAGAGAGATTTGGTATTTATGCTTCAAAAGAAAATACAATCTTTAAAGAATCTCATATTACAGAATACTATGAGACAATAAAATCAAAATTACCATTTGAATTAAGAGATTATCAGATAGAGGGATTTTATGATGTCATAAAGAATCATAGACTTTTTGTAAGAATGTGCACGGGATCTGGAAAGTCTGCAACTATTTCACTTGTAATGGATTTTCTATTCTCTAAAGGTCTAAAAGGTATTTTGATTGTTCCAAATATTTTATTATTAGAACAATTTAAGAGTGATGTAGAAACATATAATCTTGAAGTTCAAAATCATATTCATTTAATTGGTGGTGAACATAAAATAAAAGAATTCACTTCACCTATTACTATATCAACTTGGCAATCCCTTCAAAAAATGGAATCATCAAAATTTAAAGATATAGATTATGTTTTAATTGATGAGTGTCATCTTTTAAAAGGAAATATCATGAGAGAAATTACTAAGATGTGCACCAATGCAAAATGGAAGGCCGGTTTTTCTGGTTCATTACCTATTCCTCAAATAGATAAAATGAAACTAATAGAAATTATAGGAGTTCCAAAAAACTACATCAGGGCATCTGAATTGATTAAATACGGGCTGGGATCCCCTATTTTTATTAATACAATTCATCTGAATTATACAAAAGAGGATTCAAAATATTTTAAACGTATTACTTCATACCCTGAAAGACTTGGATTTATTAAAACACATACTGATAGAACTGAATTCATTTCAAAATTATCAAAGGCCATTACTAAAGATCAAAATACTCTAGTTCTTTTTCAACATACAGACCATGGAAAGGATATTTTTAAAACCATATTACAAGAACCTGATCTCAAAGAGAAATTTATAACCGGCAAGACATCACTTGATTATCAGAAATCAAAAAATGTATTTTTTATAAATGGTGAAATATCGGGTAATACCAGAGAAGAAATAAGAAATCTTATTGGAGATGTTTCAGGAGCTATTATTGTGGCAAATTATGCCGTACTATCTACTGGTGTAAATATACCAAAATTACATAATATGATATTTGCAAGTCCTTTAAAATCCTATATTGTCATCACCCAGGCTCTTGGGAGAGGTATTCGTTTACATGTCTCTAAAGATGCATTTATGGTCTATGATTTGGTGGATGAACTCAGTTATTTTAGAAACTCTTATTATGAAAGAGTAAAAAATTCATATAGACCAGAAGGATATGAAATTAAAGAATCCTATTTTAATCTGAAATAAGTATAAATAGTCTTAAAACATAAGGAAATCAATATGGCTTTAAATTTCCCACTTGAATTTGGTCCAGAAATAGTAACAAAATTACAAACAACCTATGATAAATTGACTAATCTTGGCACTCCTTCAGTCGAAGGTTATTCGGCATTACTCTCTTTAGAAGAAATTGCAGAATATCTGTATATCTATCTCAAATTTCCATCCGACGTTAGCCCAATTTTAAAATATGGCTTAATCAATCGTCATAATGAAGCTCTGATTGCTGTTCTAAATGAAACAGAACAAGGTAATAAGTACAAATTAGAAGTATTTGAAGCACTCAAAGATTTAGATAATTTATTTTATACATTGACTCATGAAACCAATATAACGTATGCAAATTCAAGACAACTTGAAAGAATATTAGTTCCAGAACTTGATAGACTTCTGGTAATTATGTCAAACTCTACATCTGTCTACAATGAAAATATTGTTGATACAACACAATCTTATATGAGATATATGGAAAAAAGAAATCTAAAAGTACCTGATGGACTCGACAAAAGAATGCTTGAACTTTTTAGAATAGCCGGTGTAAAGAGTCTCAAAAGTCTTAGTATGATACATCCATACTTTAAAGATATGTTCCATGAATTCGATACAACACCTCTTGATGACAGATATATTCATAGAACAGAATTCCTTCTGAGTTCCTTATACGGGGCTGAGGCTATTGAAAAATATATCAGAAATATAGATCCAGAATCATATAATTTTAGAAACGTTTGTTCTGCATTAGTTAATCAAAGTACCGTAAGAAGTGAAATTTTAAACAAATATAGCCAGGATTTTTATGAATTTTGTGTAAAGGGTGCTGATAGAAATAGAATACATATTTTATATGAAACACTACCAAAAGAATTTTATGATAAATATAAAGGAAAGTATAATATTAGTCTTGAATCACTGATTAATACATATAGTCTAAAAGAAATAGCTGAGCAATTCGATGCTGCAAGCTGGAATCAACAAAATATATTAAGAATAATTAGAGAAAAATATCCTTCTTCGGTTTTAACAGATGAATTTATAGCAGAACATCCAGTATTTTTTAATCCCCGTAAATTAATTGATGATAGTCTTTTTCTTTATATTTCTAAAAAGACCTGGAAGATACTTAAAGAATTTCATAAAGAGAATAAAAATAGACCTTCATCATTCGAAACTTTTTACACGATTCATAATTCTATAAGATCAGATGTATATGTAAATCCGGTATATACTAGATATCTTATTAAGGAACTTGATATTGATTTAAATTCTGTTATTAAATTAAGTATGCCCGGGGCAGTTAAATGGGCAATACAATGAATTTTACACAAACAATAGACCAACAATTACTTGATGATTATGCAAAATTTTCAGCTGGTAAGGTAACTCAGGATTTTAATGGATACAGTAAAATTTTATCTCCTGAACGTCTTGCAGAGATAGCATTCACTGCTCTATTTAATATACATGTATCGAATATTGCTATAGAAATTCTAAGAAACCTTAAAAATTTCTTTGCAAGATCTAAGGATGATTCTATAGTTTCGGAATTTATGGAAGCTGTTGTTAAAGCAGATAAATCTAAGTTCTCTCTAGTGCTTTCAAAATCTATATTTGTATACAATTTTGATAAAAAAGTTCAATTAGCAGCAGAGTACGGTATATCATCTGCTAATTTTTTAGAACAGATTACACGATATGAAGTTACTTTAGAAGAACTTGGTCTAGAAACACCAGACGGTTTATCAGATAGAATAGTTGATATTATAAAGAAGTACGACTACAAAATAGATGATACCAGGGAACTTCTTAGTCTAAAACCCCAATATAAATCATTGATTTTGCATTTTTCGGGTCTTCCTATAGCATCAGAAATTATGAATATACCCCAAATTTTATTCAAGGGTATATTCTCATCTGAAGAAATCATGGATAAAATAAAATCATTCAAGTCTGGTGATGAATACGAATACAAATCAGTTCTAAAATTAATGCTGACTCAACCAAGCATCGTGAAATATCCAGGAATGAATCACTATCCTGAGGAATTTTATCTATATTGTATAGAAGAATATGGTATAGGATCTATGTATTTCAATGTAAATATCAAAGGTGATATATTCGATAGGGATTTTTATCTTAATCTAGCAAAAAGAGGGGTTAAATTCGACGTTGAATGTTTATTGGAAGTATTTGATATAGAAAAAATACTCGATGTTTTCCCAGTAAAAGTTGATAAGGATCTCATAAATGCTGTAGGTGAAAAGATTTTAATAGATAATAATTTTATTATAAATCATCCTTCTTTATTTAATCCTTCATTTCTTGTTGAAAGATACTTATTTCTCTATATGACAGAAGAAACATGGGGTATACTGAATAAATTTCATAGAACCCGTGCCAAATACAATAGTAATTTTTATACATTTGACCCTATTTTCAGCAGCAGTTTATTTGATTTTACAGGAACTGAAAAATATGTGAAATATTTGTTAACAGTAACGGAACCATCGCCAGAGGATATTAATTTTGCAATAAATAGATTAAATACAAACCAGCCTTTAATCTGGATTTTAAATTAAAGGAAAAAATATGAAATACGAATACAAGTGCACAAATATATTCTGTGACGAATATGATCATCCAAAGGAATTTGAAATGGAGGCAAAATTCTATTCAGAATCAGCACTCCCTAAGTGTCAAAAATGTAAAGAACCAACACAAAGGATTTTTAGTCCCTTTGGTTTAAAATCGGCAGGGGATGGATACAAAATTTAATATTCTTTTAATATTAGATCTGATATAATTAATGTATCAAAACAAAAAGGACATTCAAATGATTCGTTTAAACCCTGCTATTTTATCAGAACTTTCTACAGAGATTACTTCTTCAGTCAGAACATTTGTTACAACAATGAAACCTGAAGACAACAAAATAGAATCTATTAGAACTAAGTTCATTACAAAAGGTATCGAGGATTTAACATTTCAAGGAGCTGATAAATTTATGGCTCGCAGAATTTCAAAAGCAAAAGTAAATGAAACAGTTGATTTTATAGTTTCAGAAATTCAATTCGGAAGAATTGCTCTTTGAAGAAATTAATGTCTTTTATAGTATTATTACATGTATTTAAAATTAATAAAAAGGTTAGAAAATGAATAGAAAAGAATTAATTGCTGAAGTAGCAGAACAATTGGACTTGTCAAAGGTAGAGGCAGAAGACCTAACAATGGCATTCATGGCTATTTTTAAAGAAGGTTTAAAATCTGGTAGTCTAACTCTTCCGGGACTTGGAAAATTAAAATCAAAAGAAACTGCTGCTAGAACTGGTAAAACACCAGCTGGTCAAGCCTGGACTAAACCAGCAAGTACAAAAATCGTTTTTGTTGCTTCTTCAAATTTAGAATAGGTATTGAAAGTGTCAAAGACCTCAAATTGTATAAACAATCATTTATTGGAATGGTTCAAATCTAATTTGGAGGTCTTTGATGATCCTTATAGAACTCCAAATGATGTAATCCGAATTATAGACTCAACAATTTCTATCTACGAAGAAAAAATATCAGAAACTTTAATTGATAAAGAGATTATAGAAATTGTTGATTTTATTTTTATTTTAACATATTTAAAAGAATTGATAGTAAAAAGGACATAAATGTTAGGAAATCAAGGTATATATCAAATCTTAGAAAGATTCAATATCGAAAACGGATCAAATTATAAAATTGCATTGTTTAAAACCCTATCAAATAATGAATTGCTAAAAAGAGTATTTTCCATGACTTATGATAAAGTTAAATATACTTATGGTATTACAATGAAAAATATCACATATCCTTCAGAATTTAAAGGAACTATGTCACTTGAGTCAGCACTTGATTTTATGGAACAACAACTGTGTACACGAAAGGTAACAGGTAATGCAGCACATCAAGAATTATCCAATGTCCTATCTTCTCTTAGCTATTTTGATTATGAGGTTATTTCTAGAGTTCTTTCCAGAGATCTTAAAATAAATTTTAGCACATCTAATATGAATAAAGTAGTTCCTGATTTAATTTCAAAAGTTCCATATATGAGATGTGAAACATTTTCAAAGAAAGCCCTTCAAAAAATTTCATTCCCCGCTATTGTACAATTAAAAGCAGATGGTTTATTTCAGATGATTAAAAAACAAGGTGATGATATTACATTTGTTTCAAGATCTGGTGAATATAGAGAGTTTTCTTTATTAAAAGAACTACTTCAAGCTGACTGTTTAAAAGATGGATATTATATTGGAGAAATGACGGTTATGGATGCTGCAAATAGAGCAGAAGGTAATGGAATGATAAATTCTAAAGATCCTGATCATTCTAAAATCATTTTTCAAGCCTGGGATTTCTTGACTCCTGCCGAATTTAGTAAATTTAAGGCTGGTGGTGACGTTCCATATATTGTAAGATTTGAGATGTTACAAAATATGTTTAAAAACTTGAATAGTCCACATCTTTCAATTATTCCATTTAAAATGGTTAATGATATCACAGAAGTATTTGAATATACCTCTGAACAAATGTCAAATGATCTTGAGGGTGCTGTTCTAAAGGATCTTGATAATATTTTTAAAGATGGTACCTCTAAATCAATGTTAAAAATAAAACTAGAAGTTGATACTACAGTTAGAATAACTGGATTTACACCTGGAAAACCAGGATCAAAAAGGGAAGCAACCTTTGGTAGTATTGAATTCTGTACCGATGATGGAAAAGTAGAAGGAAGAGCATCTGGTATTAATGACAAAGATATTGAAATGTTCCATTCAAATAGAGAATTTTATATAGGAAAATTGATGGATGTTACATTTAATGATTTATCCTTGGCAAGAAATTCGGAAATATATTCTTTGTCTCATCCAAGATTTAAATGTCTCAGAACTGATATCACAGACACCGATACGATAGAAAGAATTAAAAATTCAATTGAAATGTCAAAAGAATTAAAATAAGGATAAATATGAATTTAGAAACCTTCAGACCTCTTAACGATCTTATTTTAGTTCAAACTAAAGATAATATGACAGAAGATGAGGTCTCAGAAATGGGAATCATTTTAAAATTAGCACCCAATAAGTCAGTAGTTATGGATAGACCAACAAATGGTTTTGTTTTAAAGAAAGGTAATAAATGTAAAGAGATTAAATCGGGAGATGAGGTATTTTTTCCTATTCATGTAGGACAAGATATTGAATTGGATGGCTGTACATATTTATTGATGTCAGAAGAAGCCGTCTTAGGATATAGAAGGAGTAACAATGTGGCTAATTAATTTTCAGAATTATATTAATCCTCTGATTATGGTTGTATATCACTACAGCCAGATGTTTTCATGAACGATCCAAATATAATAGATGTTGTTCCAAGAGGAACTTCAAAAATGATAGATTCTTTAAATAAGATAAATGCAGTATTTGAACAGGCTGAAATTATTACATCTGAGGATATTTTGGGTTCTTTGAGTCAGCAGGTAGAAGAAGCAAATAATCTTCCTGCCATTATAACTGAAGAAATAGATTATACAAAAATCATTTCTCTAAATGAATTAATGTCAGATTTCAGATCCATCCGTTCTACATTGTCAGACACTGTAAATACAGGTAAAAAAATCATGAATGAAATTGCTTCGGCCATTTCAGATAATGGTCTTGAAGAAATTCAACCAGAAATGATATCTGCATTTTCTTCTTTATTAGGAACTGTTAATACCTCAATGAAGTTGTTGATAACCTCTTATAAAGAAATATCAACAATCATTTTGAATTTAAATAAGATTCAATCGAATCAAACTGCCGGATCATCTAGTTCAGGCAAGGTAACCAATAATTTAAATATTTACAGTGTCAATACAGCTGAATTAATAAAAGACTTGATAGGAAAATAGTTAAAATCTTCCAAATACAGCATCCTCTGTATTATCTACAAGAGGTTTTACATTTCCTATTATAGGTGTTACAGGATTTACATTGGCTGCTGTATCAACTGCAGTTGAATCTTGTACAAGCTCTAGAAAATAATTTTCAAGAGATTCAAAATTTGGGGTTAAGTTTTCACCTGTTGTTGTATTTATTGGAGTCATTTCATTGGCTGCTTTATTATCATATGTTTTAAGTGTTAATTTCAAGGCAGATTTTTGATATTTTGATGTATATACATTGTTGACACCAGGAACTTCCCATACTACATCTGAAATTTCCATTATCCGTGATGAAGGTAATACGACTAAAGAACCCAAAATACCACCAAATCCTTTCAAAGTATTGTTCTCTACATCCAAAATTCCCGGAAATACATTTTTAATAGCAATTGCAGATACAAACATAGAAACACTTTCCATATTTACCATACCAAATTGTGTAAATTGAGTGTTTATATTATCCCAATTGTCTGAATTTTCTGGAAGAGCATATATTTTATGTACATCACCAGATTTAAGATGTGAAAAATCTCCAAATGTGCTATCTTGGTTTTGCTTGATTACTTTAATTATATCAATGGCAACACCATAAAGATTTATAGACTCATCAATTAATCTTCCTTTTAAATCATATTCAGATTGTTTTATGTTTACATTAAAATTCATCTTCTTTCCTTTAAATCCCTAAAATTAATTCTGTTATTATAATAAACTTGAGACCCTTTGCAGAGCAAAATTTCTTTGCCTGATCCCATTTTGCTGTATTAGTTATAAATGTATTCATCTGAGCTTGGTATGTCTCAAGTTTTTTTGTTTGTTTAGGCGGCATTGTTTCTTTTGAAGGTTTAATTTCTACTAAAAATTTATCCCCATTTTTAAATTCAATAAAACAATCAACAAAATATCTTCTTTCTTTATTAGATATCGGATCAAAATAATGTATAGGGAACGGTTCTGTTCCCCATTTTACAATCAAAGGATTCAGATCTGCATATTTAAAGAATTTAAGTTCATATGAGGATCTATATTCGGGTAGTACCTTTTTATTCATGGTTCTATCAATTGGTTGTTGATATTTTTCAGGATTTTTTGGTTGATAATACCCCTTATGAAATTTACCTCTCATTTATTATCCTACAAAAATTGGACATGGACCTGCATATTTTTGAATCAATTCATCTTTAAGAGCAAGTAATTCTTCTTGTCCTTGTGTTCTGATGTCTGCATAATTTATTCTAGCTCCTCCGACCAATGTTTGATCGTGTTTACCTAAAACAACAGATTGAATAATTCGTGCTTTGGCTACACACATTTTTTTAATCCATATATGATTAAATATCAAATCAATAGAATCAGGAACATATGACATATTTAACATGGCAATCATTGGCCCATGAAATGGTTCAAAAATTGTTATTTCTTTTTTATTTGCATTAAAACTATATGCAACTTCATCTCCAAAATAATGGGATAAAATTGACATTTGTGTTGAAATGTTATTAATTCTTGAGATCATATCACCAGCTGACCAGCCCCAATTTGATAATTGGTCATAACTTAATACTAGTCCACCTCCAACACCGGCATATGGACTCAACCCAGAACCTTTTGATAATTTTTTAATTGATGATGTATTAAGGGGAACCTTATAAATGCCCTTTCCTGTGCTCTCAATTAAAAATGTTTCTACAGTCTCCCCATCATATGCAAATGCAGAAAATTCTTGTATTGTTTCTTCTATAATGTCATCTAAAGAATCATCTGAAATTTCCACAGTGATATAGGGAGAACCCAACTGTCTAAGAATATAGTCTTTTAGTTTCTCCGCTGTATCTACTGCCATTTGTTAAGCCTTTTTACCTTTTTTGTTAAATTGAGGAGTTACTTCAGCTTCTTGTACTTCCTGAACTTCCCCTGTATCAGCGACTTCTACAGTTTCAGCATCTGAAATAGATACTTCCACTTTAGAGCTATTCTCAATTAAAACTTCTCCTACAACATCAAATAAATGAGGAAATGCTTCTCCAATTACTTTAGATGCTTTATCTCCAGCCTTAAAATTAATTGTACTACCATTGAATCCAATAGAAGTGTCTTTTTTAGCAATATACATTTTATTATTCCTTTTTGTGATTTAAATTCTATCATTCTATTTATATATTTCAAAGTAAAAGTATAAATAGTACAATAATCACCAAAGGAATAATAAATGAGTAAAAATAACGGGATTTTAAGTACTATAACAGAATCTGTAAAGAGTTTTTTTGCACCGGATCCTGAACCCCAATTAACATCAGAACCTCAACAATCAAACATATTATCTGATATCTCGGGATCTGATACAAAGATAGCAAATACGTCATTTTTTGATCAATCTGTTATTGTTTCAACGCGTTCAAGTGCAGACGTAATTGAAAGACAAAGAGAGAAAATCAATACATATAGAAGTATATCTAAACAATCTGAAGTATCAGATGCTATTGATGAAATCATCAATGAAATTGTATTTTCTTTCGATGATGAAAACCCTATTAAAATAACAATAGAAGAAGAAAATGGTAAAATAGCACAAGTTATTGAAGATACATTCAATGAAGTACTAGAATTGACTAATATCAGAGAGAAGTTTTATAATTTAGCAAGAACTAGTTTTATTGATGGTCAGATTGTTTTACATGTTCCATATGATGTAAAAGATATTAAAGGGGGCATTCAAAGTGTAAAACTTCTTGAACCATGTTATTTTATTTTTGACCCAAAACTGAATGCTTATAGGTATGCAAAGAAAGTTTCAGGAGGTTTGTTATTTGATGCAGCAATTAATCCTAAGGAATTGTATTCACCAGAAGAAATCATTCATCTAGATTTCGGACTAGCTGAAAATGGGGTACTTATTTCATATCTAGAAAGATCGGTGAAAGTAGCAAATCAACTTAGAACTTTAGAGGATCTTTTAATTCCTATGAGATTTTCAAGATCTGTTTCAAGACGAGTATTTAACGTTGATATTGGTGATCTTCCAGCAAATAAAGCAGAAGAGGCAACAACAACTCTACAAAATAAATTCAAATATTCTAAATACTATAATGTAGAAACAGGCGAAGTTTCTAATCAACAACATGTTACTTCTATGGTTGAAGATTACTGGTTCACAAATAGATCCGGGGGTAAGGGAACAACAGTTGAAACTCTTGACGAAACGGGAAACCTTGGTGAATTAAATGATATTCTTTACTTCCATAAAAAATTATATAGATCTTTAAGTGTTCCTTCAAATAGAATCTCTCTAATTGAACCAACCGATAATGATTTTTCAGAATCCAGAGTTACAAAAGAAGATGTGAAGTTTTTTATGTTTATTTCACGTCTCAGAACTGTTTATATTAAACTTTATAAAGAACTATTAAAAAGACAATTATTATCAAAGGGTTTAATTAAATCATCTGAATGGGCTGATATATCAAAGAAAATCAAAATTTATTTTGCTAATGAGAATCTTTTTATTCAGAAAATAAACCTCGATATATTTAATAGTAAAATTGATATCTTTTCACAACATCTTGAGGCGGGTGGAAAGTTTCTTCCAATGGAAACAATGTATAAAGAAATTTTCAAATATTCTGATGAAGAACTTGAAGAAACCTTGAAGAAAATTAAAGACGAATCAGAGGATGATTTGTACTCCCAATTCTATCCTAAAACTGAAGATATGTAAATCCCTCAAGGGACCTCTCTATATGGGGTCCTTTCTTTCAACCCCTCCTCTTTAAATCCCTCTTTAATAAGCAAAAATATAAATAGTATGTTACGTTAGCTTTAAGCGCAGAAGTCTGGTTATTTTATAACTTTAGAGAAAGTTTAAGAATCTTTCGCTAATAAATACTTCTGTATTCAACAATATTTTCAGCTAGATCGAGGGTATATGTTGAAGTAACAAAAAATTCTTCTTAAAGGGGTCAGAAATGGCTATGTTATCTCCAGGCGTGATTAAATTCGATGTCAACGGAATTGGAGACTAAATATGCGCTCTTTTATAGTAATATAAAAGTAATAAATTCATTGAATTGCTGGAACATCCTGTAAAGGACAATCAGCAGCCAAGCTCTTAACAGAGAAGGTTCAACGACTATTCCGAAAGGAAGTAGGATCAAGTGATCCGAAGCAGTGAACATCCTTCAAGAAAGGATGAAGATATAGTCTGGACTATATGGTAACATATAGCAGGGTTTATTCCCGGGTTTAATCTAACGAATTAAACTGAACACATCGACAGGTTATAGAGATCGATGCAAGTGCTATCGTTCCTACGGTGTCCAATTCAGTTGCCGTTTTCGGCGGATCTTTTGTTAAAGGATCTGTTGGTCAATATACTTTGATTTCCAATCAAAATGATTTAATTTCATTTTATGGTTATCCGACGAATAAAAATTATAATGAATGGTACCAATGTTATAATTTTTTACAATACGGTGATTCTTTATTGGTTTCAAGAGCTGCTAATTCAAATGGAAAGGCAACTTTAGTAAGTGGTGTTTCAATCACGGGTGCAGAAATTGTTGGTTCTACAGTTTTAGAAATGGCCTCTACAACCGGCTTATCAGTAGGTGATTATGTTACCTTTGGTGAATTTGTTGTTGGTATGCCATTCTATCAAATTACAGCAATTGCTGCAAATGTATCTATCACTATTGATAGAGGTTTAGAAGATGCTACCCTTGCAGGTGCAACAGTTAGTAAATTTGATATTGCTATGAATGCACATTTCGAGTCAGTTGATACAGCTGGAACGGAAGTTGCTGTTAGTGATTATGTTGGCATGTTGAAAAATCCCGGTTCATATCCTGAATATGAAATGATGGCTGATTCAGTTGCTTTCACCGATGATCACGGCAAGTTTAAATTTATTGCTAAGAATCCAGGCGCATGGGGTAATGAAATCGAAATCGCTATTGCAAAACCATCTGATTTTGGTACTGCGATTCCTTCAATGGCATTCGATGGTATTAGTTTAGATGAGCTATTTGATTATGCTCCTATTAATAAGCAATTAGCAATTGTTATTGCTGATAATGGTGAAATTGTTGAAAGATTTACAGTCTCTACAGATCCTACTGAAAAAGATATTAATAACAAATCAATTTATATTGAGAATGTATTAAATCTTCAGTCTAATTATGTATATTGTAAAGATAATACAGCAAACACCACAGATACAAAATCTTATTTGTTCTCTTCAAATGGGGTTGTGGGTTCTACTGCAAAATTAATTATCGGGACTGATGGTACAACCGGACTTGATGATATTATGCTTGCCTACGAATTGTTCGAAAATAAAGAGATGTTGGATATAGATATTGTAATTGGTAATGAATTTTCACCTTCTGTTGCCTTAAATCTCGCCGAAACACGCAGAGATTGTATTGCATTCATTGGTGCTAAATATGGTGATGTAGTTGGAAAGAAAGCATCTGATGCTGTTTCAGCTATGGTAACAACAAGAAAAACAGGGGATCTTAATATAAATTCAATGTTTGCAGTTCTTGGTGGTAACTACTTATACCAATATGATAGATTTAATGATGTTAACAGATGGATCAACTGTGCAGGTTCAATTTCAGGGTTACGCGCTGCAACATCTACAAACAGAGCATCATGGTAAATAAACCTGCCTACTAATAATGAAAATTATTTTTAATGATGTAAAATTGAATTTAATTGCTGGAAAAACTTGTCAGATATTAAATAGGATATTAGATAGAAATATACTAACGAACCCTAAAAATTTTAATATAGAGTTAATCAGCAGCGAAGACTCTTTAAAAGAGAGTAACGTTCAACGACTATCCCTCAAGGGAGTAGGATCAAGTGATCCGAAAAGGTTCACATCCTCTAAGAAAGGATGAAGATATAGTCTATTCTTTATGGAGACATAAAGCAGTATTTAAATATACGCTTTGTAATTAACGACTACAAAGGAATGCAGAAAATATAATAATAAAAATCGCCAAATTGGCGATTCGTAGATGTTATTATATTTTTAAAAAGGGGCATCGGCGGGTTTAGAACGTGGCCAACTTAAATCAGTATTAAAACTTGCATTTTCGCCCACGCAGTCACAAAGAGATTTTTTTTTTTAAAATGTATAAATAGATACATAATAAAGTCTCGGTTGCGTAGTAATA